ATTTAGCTACAGACATAAGATTATCAACACCTACATCAAGATTATAATGCCCGTCCTCATTTCTTGCGGTATCTACATTTATTTTTCTTGGAGGATTTCTATCATCTGTAAAAAATAATAATGTATCTACTAAATTAACTCCTGTAATAGGAAAATCAACGTGGAAGTTTAAAGTGTTATGAATTACCAATACCGTTGATTTATTAGCTTTTTGGTCATATTCTATAATTGCATGCTGCTTATTAGAAGCATTTGAATGATCATAACTATCATTATTAGTAATAAAATAATATATTTTTTCATTACCATTATCTCTTAAACTACCAATAACTTTACCATTTGGTATTTGCTGACCTACAATTTCTTTATTACCTAAAAGATTTTCAACAGCGCCCATATCAGAACCCTCCGATTTACTTACGTTTATATTTAAAGCCTCACGGTATTCTCCAGGTTGAACAAGTCTATCGTCAACGTCTCGATTCATTCGGCTTGCATTGAATAGCCTTTTAATTTCTGGCATATTTTAATGTTTAATCCACTTAGATTTACCTCTTAATACTTGTGCCATTTCTTCAATTTTCATATTAGAAAGACGTATTTTTGCATTACGCATTTTAGCACTTGCTTCTTTTTTATATAATGGAGCAGCTCCTGCACTAACAGGTCTTAATTTAGCTAAATTGTATAATATATTTGCATAAACAGCATCTTCAGCCATTTTTGGAACAAGCACGTTATCAAAATTTCCATTATTACCTAATCCATCAGAAATATATCTTAAAGTAATCATAGCACCTTCTTTAAAAGCAGAATCAAAAAATATTTTTCCAGCTTCTAAATCTAAAATATAGCTACCATTAAAATTTTGTCTTTCAGGTTCTAAACCATATCTTCTACCAAAATAGCTATAGTCGTCATCATCATAATAACCATCATAATAATTTTGTGCATCTTCAGCTCTAATTATTCTATCAGTGTTTTGAAAGCGAGTTAATGTTTGTGACGTTTCTTCAAAAACAATATTTCCGTCGTTATCATATAAGTACTTATAGTCTTGATCCTGCGCCGCGGCTTTTGTTGCTTTTGTAGTTCTGCTTGGTTGTATGGTTTTTAAATTACCAAAAGAATCTGTAAAAGATACACTTATGTAATTTACATAATCTGATGGCAATGACATTTGTAAAGTATTGCTTAATTCAACTTCTATGCTTTTTTCAGCGTGTAATATATCATAACTAAATTCTTGAACAGATCTTTGTGCCCAAAACGCAACTTCATATCGCGGAACTTTTGTTAATACTTTTCCATCTCCTATATATGCAATAATAAAATTATTTATTATATCATTAAGATGCACTCTGCTATAATATCCAGGTATAGCTAATCCTGTTCCGCCGTCTAAAGCAGAATAATTATCTACATCTAAAGGTTTTCTTGATATTGCCATTATTGTTCAGTTGCTTGAAGTTGTTGATCTTTACCTTGCCCAAAGCCAGATACATCCGGTTGTTTTATAGTTACTCCAGCATAAGATAATATTTTTGCAACTAAAGAATGTTTTTCTGAAGGATGCAATCTAAAATCATATGATTTAGCTATAGCATTATAATCATCAGTAGCCGGATCAAATACAGTAGAATCGTAAATAGGCTCATTTGGTACGCCTGCTGCTATTTGTGATGCAGTTGGCATCAAATACCCCCATTTAGGTTTTTGTGGTATTTTTATATAATCTATATCTACGCCTGAAGTTATAGTATCTGGGTATATTCTAACGCCTGTTTCACCTACAAAAGTAAAAACAGGTTGACTTGCTACTGGGGCTGTCAATGGTGATAAATTAACGTATTTAATTTGTTCATGAGCAACAAAATCTGCTGTGCTAATTTTAGTTACATTATCTACTGTATTACTTACATTTACAACACCTAATCTATAAAAATCTGTAGGGAATTGAAATATATTACCAGCTTTAGTCAATGTAGAATTCGCATAAAAAACATTTATTCTTTCTGAAGTATTTAATACGGGATCAGCAAAATCAGATTGTAAATTTGCATTAAGCTCATATCCAGACTCTCTTGCAAAATAACTTTCAAATATTTCATTCTGGGCCTGATCAGATAATCTATTAAATTCTTCTGGAGTTATATAACCACGGTTGTCTTTATTAGTTATTACTAATACAGTTTGATAAACATCGTTTATATTTATTGCCATTATTTTATTTTTAATTAGTTGATATAGGGTTAATTTCTTACCCTATATCATTTGTATTATGATAATTTTTTCATAATAGACTTCATTAAATCAACGCCTTCATCTGTTTTAAAATATGCTGCTAAAGCACCATAAGGATGTTGATCAAAAGGAACAGTCATTACCTTTTTACCATTTGATAGTTTAAACACAGTTCCGTCTTCAGTTAAATTTAATATACCAACCTCAACAGCTCTGTTAGCTAAATTCCTAAGTTTTATATCTTCATCTTCTGATAATTCTATAAATAATACAGGATCATTTTTAGCAAAATTATAAGCATCTCTTTTAATTTCTTTAGAGCTCATAGTTGAAACAGTAGAACCTAATTCAGTTCTCATTATTGCTTCTAAATGTTCTATATCTAAAGTATTAACAAGATTTAAAGCTTCTAACTCTAATTCTATCATTTTAACATCATCAATTGCTTCTTTAGCAGAATCAACTTCTTGCCATAATTCATTAGCTTTAGGATGATATAATGATAAAAGTTTTTGTAAAGATTGTTGTTGTTTAGGGACTTCTAATACACCGTCTAAAAATATAATATGGCCTAAAGTAGCGTACCCATTTTGTTCATCAACAAATAAAGACTTTTGATTTGTAGCATATCTTAATTCTTTACTTTCACCGGTTATTTCATCAAACCATAATAAAGGTTTTCTTCTTGTATGTTTTGATTGTATTGTCCAGCTAAGAGGTGATTTACCTCCTGTTAAAATATATGTTCTATCTTTTATCTCCCAATTTTTTTCTTTAGAAGGAGATTGTTTTTTTACTTGTGTTGTCATAATATAATATAATATAATTGTTAATAAGAATTACCCCCGATAAAACACGAGGGTAAAACTTATATAAATATTAAGCGTCTTTAAATAATACAAAGTTATTTGCACCTTGTACAATTAAACATCTTTCACTTAAATAATGCATTCTCATTTCATCGATTGGAGAACTTGATGGTCCACCTACAGATCCAGTAACCCAAGACTTCATTTTTCTGTTTTCAGTCTCAGATGCTCTGTATCGTATGTGTAAGAAAGGTCTTTTAATGTTTGAACCAAGTACTTGGTCATAAACAGTAGAAGTACCAGCAGGTACTAATACACCTTCAATGTCACCAAAACCTCCTCTTGTAGAGAAGTCATTTAAGTATTTCCAGTCAGTTTTATAAAAGTCATAAGACCCTCTTCTGTAACCTGTAAATCCTAAATTTAATGCCATATCCTCGCTGTTGTTAAATACTCCAAAAGATGTACCTCCAGAATATCCTCCGTTTTGTTGTGCAAGAATGTCATCAATTTCTAAAGAAAGATTTCTATCTAAGAAAAGCATGTTTTCTTCAATAGCACCTTGCTTATCCAGTTGAGTTAAAACAGCGTCAAAGTCTGTTAAAGCTCCACCACCAGCTGCTTGTGCACCAAATCCTGAATATACGTTACCTCTTGCTTCAATAGCTTCGAAGAAACCTTCAGTACCTTTAGCAGTAGCTGTTAATGCTGAATCATAGAAATTTAAAGTAGCACCAGTATTTAATTGCTTCACACCTTCAACCATTGACATTTCAAGATAATCTTCAAAACGTAATCTGTTTTCGTGTTCAGATTTTAAATACCATAAATATCCGCTAGCTCCATTTTCAGAAGTAACTTCAATCCATCCTATTTGTGCAGTGTCAGAACCACTTATAGAATAGTGCTCTTTTAAAATTACAGGACTATTCTTAAATGTAGCATAGCTAGGATCTAATTTTTCAGTAAAGTTAGAAGATCCTTTTGCAAACTCAGATCCATATGCTAAAGCAGTAAATCTTTGAGCGTTTGTAATTGCTGGTACACCAGTAAGTGATTTTACTTGGAAATACTGTCCGCTAACATTAGTAACAATAGCTTTGATCATTGCTCCAGTACCACCAATTGCTGATGTTGCACTAGTTTGAGCTTGAATCATTACTGTTTGTCCTTTTCTAAAGTTAACAGCTGTAGTTCCTTGAGTAGTTACACCAAGGCTAGAAGGCTGTGCTGTTGGTACAAAAAAGTTTCCAACTTCTCCTCCTGTTGCTGCCGCACTTGCTGTACCTGTTGTTGTTCCAGATGTTGGCATTGTGCCAGCATCACTTAAATAAACGATATTTGCATATCTTGTGTGCAATCTACCTTGCTCAGTCCAAATAATTTGGTCTGAAGTAGATGGCATCTCCGCAGATACCATACGTAAGAAAGAACCGATAGATCTGTTTCCATATCTTTCAACTTCTTGCTCGTATACATCTGGTAAAAATTGTTGAGCCCACTGATTAAAACTTGAATCTGTGAAGTCAATATAGTTTCCTGAATATAATGCCTTAGTTTGTGTTGGTTGTAAGGCAGCAGGAATTCCACTTGTAAAAGCCATAGTTTAAAATTTTTAAAATTAGTTATTTATTCCATTTTATGCGCAATTTATCTGAAGAGTTACCAGAAACTACTTTTATTTTTTGCCCTGAAGGTGTTACTATTTGAGAATTATCAGCTCTAGGTGTCATATCTATATTTTTTGCAGCTTTAGCAGATTCTTTAATAGCATCGGCACGGCCTTGCTCGTAAAAATGATTAGCTATTTTATCGGCATTACGCCCTGCAAATATTGCTTTATGATAACCTTTTGCATCAGTTATATTTCCATCTTTATCCAAATAATTTTGAACAAAATTTGATATATCATTTTGAAATTCTTTTACCTTCAATGGATTTTCTACTTTAAACCTATATTTGTTTTCACCAACCTGAAAATCAAAACCTTTGAATTCTGTATTAAAAACATTTTCGGTTTTTTGTTTAAAATCTTTTGATAGTTTTTGTTGCTTTTCTAATAATTGCGTCTGTTCTTCATAATATTCAACTGCTTCTTTATATTCTTCAGGAACACCATTTTGCTTTCTTAACTTAAGATCAGCATAGTATTTTTCTTTAGACTTATTAAAATGCTGTTGAGCATTATATAATTCTTCTTTAAATGCTAGTTTTTTAGCCTTTATATCAGAAGGTTCGTCGTTTTCCTCATTATAAGCAAAGTTTTTATTCATTAAAAAGTTTATATCTTCGCTGTCTAAATGTGGTTTTGTTGACTTATAGTATTCATTAAGAAGAGATAAGTTATCCATTTTGGAAAAATCTTTATTAAGATTAACATAATCTTCAAGTGTTCCTCCGGTTTCTTCCATGAACTCTATTAATTTATTTACATTCTCGGGTAGCTTTGGTGTTTCTGCTTCCGGCAATATTTCTTTTTGTTCTTGTACGGGCTCGGGACTTTTAGTGCTTGAATCCACTCTTGCCTCGTTAACTGTATCATTTTCATTTGTAACAAGTTCTAAAGGTGAATCTATTTCTTCCCCCGGTTTTTCTTCGTTACTTTTATTTTCTTTTTCTTGTTTATTTTCTCCGGCAGGTTCTTCAACTTTTTCTTTGTTTTCTTTTTGAATTTCTTTGCCAGATTCGGATCCGTCGCGTACAGATACCTCATTTGTGCTTTGCTCTTGAACGGCATTTTCTTTTTTAGTAGGGGGTTTGTCTAAATTTATTTTATAAACCCCATCATCTTGAAGACCATATTCAGGGTTTACTTCTCCTTCTTTAACCGCAGTTTCTAAAACAGCGGCTTCTTTTTCTTGAGTTGAAACTTCTTGTTTTTCTTCAACTGCTTTTACTTGTACTTCTTGTTCCATAATAATATATAATAAAAATGTTTGTAAAAATTATCTTGGTTCAAACCTAGATAAATCTATGCCACCCAATACGTCATTGCCTTTAGACTCAAACGATTTTTTAGGTTTATTTGTTTTTGGTGGTCCGGCTATACCACTTACTGATGTTTTTTTATCAGCAATATCTTTTTGCGTTTTATTTTGTTTTTCAGCTAATTCTTTTTGTGCTTCTAATTCTAAAGCTTTAAGTTTAACATTAAGGTCATATTCAAATTGCATTAACTCTCTTTTAGTTCTTGCTTCAACTTCTAGCTTTTTAATACTTAATTCATTTTCAGCAGTAGAAACTTGTATTTTTGAAGAAGACTTAACTTGTTCCGCTTGTGCTTTAGCCTGTTCTATTTGTATTTGAGCTTGGCCTTGAGCTTCTGCTTGTGCTACTGATGCAGCTTGTGCTTGTGCTTGATCAGCTGCTTGTTTTCTTAATCTTCTTATTTTAAGTAATTGATTAGCTAATTTTGTATTTTTAATTTCTCTTATATCAATAGCATCTTCTAAAAATATACCACCTTGAGAAAGCGCTGTTTGTATATTGTTTTCTAAAAGTCCTTTTTCTTCTGCGTCAGGTTCAATTTCTAAAAATATTCCAAAATCATGTAAATGTAATTCTTTCATATCTTCTAAAGCTCCTACTGAAAATTGACCTATACCACTTATAAAAGCTTCTCTTGTAGGATGAAATTCTAAAACATCTTTTACTCTTAGTGCAATTGCTTCAGCTAACGAACTGGTAATAAACATACTAGAGTCAAGTATATGCCTTGTAGCTACATTACTATTTGCAGCTGCTAATTTTTGTACACCAACTAATGCTTTTGGGTCAGGGTCACTGCCATCGCGAGCTTCATTTAAACCACTGACATCCCGTATCATTTGTAAATATTGATTGTATGCACCAATTAAAATTTGTATTTGATTGCCACCGCCACCGGGTAATTCTTGTATTGGTACTTTACCGGGATTCATTTCACCGTCTACTGTTAATGATCTACCAATTATAGAGCCTGTTTGGAAATACATATTTAATGCTTCCTGTGGATTATAACTTGTACCATTACCTAAATCTATTTCAGCTAATCCGTCAGCATCTAAATATACTCCAGATGGAGTCATTCTTTGAATAGCTTGCTGCATTTTTAAATGTGTTAACTGTATTAAATCAGCATATGGTGTCATTTTAGATACTAAAGAATTTATATTACCTTTGTAAATTCTTGGAGCAGATACTATATAATTCATCATTACCTTATTAGTATTTGAATAAGGCCTGATCATGTTTTTAGCTTTTTCCCATTTTAATAATTTACTTGCACCTAGTATATAT